AATACAAGGCAAATGCACTGGGCGATATTGATGCCGTCAAACAAGACCTTGAAACGTCTTATTCGCAGTTAAGCGACAAGCTGGACAGCGACTATGAAAACGGCGAACTGTCTTTTGTTGATTACCGCAAACAAACCCGCGACCTTGATACCCGTTATTTTGCTGAAAAAGAAAAGATTTCTTCGGCAATACTTAAAAATGAGATTGCCTATGAGCAATCAAGGCAGGTTGTTGAGCAAAGGTGGGCATGGGAACAAGACGTGTTCTTCAAGGATAATCCTGATTTTAAAACGGACCCTATTCTGTTTGGCGCGTTGAATTCAACTTTGCAATTGGCTTATACAGACGAAGCAAGCCAAGGCAAGTCTGGCTTGCAAATGATTAGGGAAGCAGCAGCAAAAGTAATGGCTCGATTGGACTCTAGGCCTATTCAAAATAACCAGCAATCCACCCCCGACAAAAAGGTTGCCCAAAAGGCGGTTAATTTACCAAAGACGCTATCTAACGTCCCATCGGCTGAGTCAAGCCAAGAGTCGGGCGGCGAGTTTGATTATATTGACAAGCTGAGTGGGCTGGCCTACGAAAAAGCTATTGCAAGGCTCAGCCCAGAGGCACAAGAACGTTTTATGAATAGCTAGTATGGAACAACCTACTGGTTTGTATGTCGATCTCAAGATTAACGAATGTGTAAAAATTGGTGATGTCACGGTTTACTTACGTGACAAGCCTAACAAGACTGCATCTTTAGTGATTAACGCCCCAAAGGGCATGAAGATCACTATAGACAGAAAAAAGAACTAGCAATTTAGTTAGTTTATGATTCAGGAGCATGAGTTCCTTCTATTTGTATTTATAGGAGCAATTTATGCCAAGCACTATTATTGGTTTGGGCGATGCAAAAGCCGTAAAAAAATGGAGTGGGCAGTTAGCTGTAGACACTGCCCGTAAGTCTTACTTCAACAAAAAATTTATGGGCATTGGCGTGGATTCGTCAATGCCTATCCAAGTCCTTGAAGCATTAGAAAACGATGCTGGCGACAATATCAACTTTGATTTGTCTTTACAGTTAAAGATGGCCCCCATTGAAGGGGATGCTCGACTACACGGCAATGAAGAAAATCTCACGTTCTATTCTGATAACGTGTACATTGACCAAGCGCGAGCTGGTGTCAATACTGGCGGCAGAATGACACGTAAGCGTACATTGCACGACTTACGGACAATTGCCAAAAAACGCCAATCTGAATGGTGGGCAAGAATGTTTGATGAGCAATTCTTCATCTACTTGTCGGGCGCAAGAGGAATAAATACCGACTTCCTTTTCCCCGTTGGTTATACGGGGCGCTCAAACAACCCACTTACCGCGCCTGATACGGCACATTTAGCTTATGGCGGCGCAGCTACATCAAAGGCAACCTTGGTTGCTGGCGATAAGGTATCACTTGCCTTGATCGACAAGCTCAAAACCAAAGCAACCATGATGGGCGGTGGGACAACTGGTGTTCCACAGATTCAGCCAATTATGGTGGATGGCGAGGAACGTTATGTTTTAGTTATGAATCCATTTCAAGAATATGACTTGAGGACAAACACGGCAACAGGCCAGTGGCTTGACATCCAAAAAGCCGCCGCAGCCGCGGAAGGCAGCAAGACTAATGCAATCTTCAAAGGTGGCATGGGCTTGTACAACGATGTTGTTTTGCATTCCCATAAATCAGTTATTCGTTTCTCCGATTACGGCGCTGGTTCTAACATCGCTGCGGCGCGTGCATTGTTCTTAGGCGAACAAGCGGCTGTTTGTGCGTTCGGCTCTCCTGGGACTGGGATGCGTTTTGACTGGAACGAAGAAACCGACGACCGTGGAGCGCAAGTTGTTATTACCACAAGCTCAATCTTTGGCATCAAGAAAACCACGTTCAACGGTTTGGATTTCGGCATTATTGCCGTTGATACTGCTGCGGCTGACCCTGGTTAATAAAGCCCTGATTTGACCTGCCCAGCAACTAATTTTTAAGAGGATTTTATTATGGCTATTATTAAAACGGCGGAAATGACAGGCACTCAGCCTGTTGTAAACCCAGACCAAGCAGGGGAGATTTACGAGATTGTTTTCAAGATTGACCCTGCGGTTACCCCTGTTTCGTCAGGTGATTTTGTTCAATTGATGCAGGTCCCTGGGGATTGCATTTTAAGCAACATTGTCCTTGGCGCACCGGCAACGCTTGGCGCTGTCACAGTTGCAGCAGGTATCGCCGATGCCGCGGCTACAACCGCCTTGGCAACAACTTTTGTGGCGGCCGGGACAATCACAACAACCGTTCCAGTTAGTGCCAATGCAACGATCCTTGCTGATGTTCCATTGGCTGCGCCAACACAAAACCAGAGGATCGTCACTTTGGCTATTGGCGCTGCTAACTTGGCGGCTGTCCTATATGCAAAAGTCCAGTACAGGGCTGCACGGTACGGGCGCTAATCATGCTTATCAAGTCATTAATTAAGCGTGACGGCGGAAGCGTAGTCAATATCGGCAGCATCGACTATCACTTTTTGCCCGATACTGATGGAGACCATGTTTGCGAGGTAGCTGAGGAAGATAATGCCGCTTTGTTTTTGGCAATTGCTGAGGGTTACGCCCAAAAGGGTGCTGTCAAACCAACAAAGGCAGGAAAGTCTGCGTGAACCTATTGCAGCTAAGAGAATCGGCTAAATCTAGGCTTGATGATAAAATTGGGGAGCGTTTGTGGCCCAATGCTGAGATTGACGGCTTTATAAACCAGGCTGTCAATGAGGCGCACATCAGGTCAAGAAATTTAGTTGATTCATCTTCAAGTTGCACATTAATTAATGTAATCGCCGGACAACCATCCTACGGGATGAGTCCGGCTATTTTTTATGTAGATAGGGTTTTCGATGTCAGCCAAGGAGTTTATTTACAGAAAACAGGCGTTGATGAATTGGATTCTTGTTATGGTCACTGGGAGTCTGCCACAGGCACAAACCCAACCCATTACTTAGAGGATTTAAACCATCAGGGTTCTGATTGCGCTAAAGGCCGATCAATCCGGTTATATCCAAATCCAACCGTTGATACTCAGCTTAGGCTTACAGTTTACCGGACACAATTAAAGCCACTATTAGACGATGATGAGCCTGAATTACCGAGCTATCAACATGCAGATTTGCTGTGGTGGGTTTTGCATTTAGCTTATCAAAAAGCTGATGCAGATACTTATAACGCAAAAGAATCCTTGGCGTGTGAGCAACATTTCGCGCAAGCATTTGGCGAAAAACAAAGCGCAAGACTGCTTGAGTACAGGCGTAAACATAGGAAAATGCGAGTGGTAGGACGTTATTTATGACATTACTTGACCTGTCGTCACTCACAGTCAACATAAAATTCGACAAATCTGTCGGCATCACTGGCAGTACGATCTATTACATCGACGAAAACGACACGCCTATAGACTTAGCTGGCTATGGCGCAGAAGGTGCTATTAAGCCATCTTGTGATAGCGACATTATCTTATTGGCACTGACCAGCACCGGATTGAACCCAACCCTTACAATCACAAGCGAGATTGTCACTGATGTTGATCCATTCAGATATGTAGATGCTGATGATGTTGAGCATGTTATCCCTAAGCCACCGCTTACAACCGCGACGCTATGGGGAGTAAGGCCAAACGTGCCAAACTCTTTCACGTCAACGATCACATGGGATTCAGCTTACTACGAGATTCGCTTGATTCCCCCTGGTGGCGCTCTTATGTCGTTTGTTAAGGGGTCTTTGACTGTTGATTGTGGGAGTTGCTGCTAATGCCTGTTGTTGCAGTACAGAAAAAAGGCATTGCTGTTGTTGCGGCAGGGAGGCAAGGGCCAGTCGGGCCGCCTGGTGCTGGTGGCGGTAACTATGAGCATATTCAGTCTGTGGCATCAGCATCTTGGAATGTAAACCATTTGCTAGGCTTTAGGCCGAATGTTTCAGTAAAAACAATGGGCGGGGCTGAGGTTTTGGCGGAAGTCCTTCACATAAGCATTAATCAATCATTAATAACTTTCGATGCCCCTATGGCTGGTATCGCTAACTTTTCATAGGAGCATCGGTAATGGCTTTTACAGTTTTAAGAACACTTGATTTTAACAGTGCAACAAAGATTATTAATCTTCCTGACGGCACTAATCCGCAAGACCCAGCAACAGTCGCACAACTAAACTCAGCAATTGAAGGAACTGCCTGGAAAGATAGCGTCAGGGTAAGCACACAAGCAAACTTAAACCTTGCAGCACCAGGCGCAACCATTGATGGTATTACTATGGTTTCTGGTGATAGGTTTGTTGCAAGATCACAAACTGCTGGCGCTGAAAATGGCATTTATATCTGGAATGGCGCGGCAACACCTGCTACCAGGTCCTTAGATATGAATGTTGCCGCAGAAGTTGAACAAGCAGTAACAACTGTTGAAGAGGGTACAAATGCTGGCGTGTCATACCGACAAACGGCTGTTAATGTCACATTGGGAACAACACCGCTTGCATGGACAGTATTTGGGTCAGGGGCAGGTGCGGCTTCTGAAACAAGTGCAGGTATAGCTGAGCTTGCGACACAAGCAGAAACGGATGCGGGGGCTGATGACTTAAGGATAGTAACCCCATTAAAACTAGCCACATCAGTATTTGCAAGCAAAAAATTTAATGCAACAGTTGGTGACGGATCGGCAACTTCTTACGTAATCACGCATAATCTTGGTACGCGCAATGTCACCGTTCATGTTTACAGGGCAACGGGAAACTTTGATGAAATCATTTGCGAGATTCAGCGAACTACAATCAATTCAGTTACGCTAATTTTTGATGCAGCCCCTACGGCGGCTCAATTTAATTGCTTTATTGCAACCTAATGATCCTTAAGTCCCCTAACCTTCAAGAAAAGGCTACGTCTGGCGTGGCAACCCCACCAACGGGGGAGGCTACGCTGTATCTTGACCTATCAACCAAGCATTTGTGCCAAAAAGATTCTATTGGCAAAGTTATTGACCTTGCTGTAATGACTGGGCAGCAAGATAGCGTAGGTTTCGACCCTACTCTACTCTATAACTTTGACACGACCGTTGAAGGCTGGACAGTCAATGCAAGTAATACAATAACCTGGACGGCTGCTGGTGGCGGGGCTATTGATATAGTTGACCTAAACGCCGCTGCGGTAATTATAATCAGAAGCCCAGCCGGATTAGCTATAAATGGCGGCAGGTATAGCCGTGTTAAGGCAATGGTCACTAGGCTTTCTGGGTCTGGCGGAACATGTAGTTGCCTCTACACCACCGGCGGTCATGCTGAGTCTGTTTCGTTTATCAATACGATCCCATTGCCGGTTGCTTTAACTGCGGTCGGCGGCACGGCGGTCATTGATTTTGACATGGAGAACCTTACTGTCGGCGGCACTGATTGGATAGATAACACCATCACCAGGATAAGGATTGACTTAGGAAATGGCGTTAATGTTGATGACAGCTTCCGCATCCACTGGGTCGCTGTAGGCAGAAATGCGCCCCCTCTAGTCTCTGCAAGCACTGTTGCTGGTGCTGCTGGCAGTGTCCAATACAATAGCGGCTCAAGCACCTTTGCCGCTGACTCTAATTTCTCGTTTGATACCACTAATGAAGTGCTGTCAGTGCCTAACACGCTGGCTACTGCGTCATTACTTAACTCTGTACTTCCTGCAACTGGCGCTATAAAAAGTGGTGCGAAGAAGAATGCCCTCATACTGCCAAGGCATATTGACGAATTTGGGGCTGAATACCTAAGCTCCCCTTCATTCTGGGCAAAGAACTTTAGCATGTTTACCCCTGTTACCGGGACAACCGGCACAGGCTTGCCATTATCCGGCTCATGGACAGCAAACGGGCAGGTTACGCACCCAGCCCCAGCTACCACGAACAGGGGGACAGTTCAGCACAGAACCCGCTATAACAATGTAGTCACGACCCAGAACCAAGTTCTTGGGCCACTGCCAACAATAGGGCAGACAAAATTTGTACGTGGCAATGCCAACGCTAAGATAGGGGGGTATCTTTACTATTCCCGATTCGTAGTGGAATTTCCTGCGGCTACCGTTCGGATATTTGCCGGTATGCACAATGCTATTAGTGGTGCACAGATTCAATCCGATGCTTCAGTTGGGGGGCTTCTAGGCTTTAGGCACGTAACCACTGACCCACTTAGTGGCGCTGGGGCATGGAATTTCCACTCTAACAACGGCTCAGCAACCAACATAGCAATAAATCCAAGCGTGGCGCTTGCCAGTGGGCAACTGTATGAAGCGTGGATATATGCACCACCTGGATCTTCTGCGCCCGTGCTTTATAAGCTGGTGCTTCTGGAAAATGGCGCAGATACCGTTATTGTAGAGGGGCAGATTACATCTGCTCAAGCTGATGTTGCCTTGGCTTGCCCGAGCTTGCTTATGAGCAATGGCACGGCAAATATTGTCGTTAATCAAACCGCAATTAACGTCTGCAATATAACCTGCATAGAGATTAATTAAAATTTTTGGAGAATATTGATGAACCGATTCATAACGCGCAATGGCAATAAAATACTGCAATTCTGGGGAATCCAGGATTTTTGTATTTCCGAAGGGAATTTTATTATGATTTCTGTGCAGGGCTGGTTTGATGTGCCTGAGTTTGACGAAGCTGACCAAAGTCCACCAGCAACCTTGTTTTACCTTACACCAGAAGAATTTGGGGAAAAGTTTGCAGACCATCCGGAATACCAAGCATATTTGGAGGCTCAACAATGAAGGGCTGGAAAACGTTAGTTAGTGGGATCGGCATGATGGTATGGGCAGTGAGCGGTTATTTCCTTAAATTGCTTGATGCCAACCAAGCGGTAGAGCAATTCATGGGCGGCTTTGCCATTATTGGCATGGGCCACAAGCTGGATAAGATAGGCGGCAACTGATGCCTGGGCAGCATGGTGATGGATGCGCCTTATGTGCTGTTGTGACCGCCGTTGTGTTGACAGCATTAGCGGTTAGCGTAGTTTGGATTTTTACGAGGATTATTGAATTTTATGATTTGTTCTGAAATTGCAAGCTGCATTAAGTCGGCATTCTTTCCATGCCTATTGGTTATCGTCGTGATCGGGTCGATTGCAGGGCTTGTGTTTGGCAATAGGCTTGGCTTGTCGCCTGAAACATTGGGCGACTTGAAGGCTTACGTGAAAGAAGCCTTTGGCGTGGCCTTGGCCTTGAAATCGGTTGAAGGGGGCAATGATGAATAAGGCTGTATTGGCGTTCGCTGCTGGGGCATTAATTGCCTCTTCAATCACTGAAACATCACAGCAATCAGCACCCAAGCCGCCCAAGTGCGAAGCCAGCTCAGAAGCAAAGGCAATGATGTCAGCTCAGGGTAAAACCATAAATGACCTTACGGCAATGGTAGGCGTTGGTGTTGACGGCCTAAAAAAAAGCGTGCAGACACTGGCGAACAGTTGCAGCAAATAAGCCACAACCCCGTTGCTGAGGCGCATACTTTAACGACAAAGAAGGTTGAGCATCAAAAAATGGCGATTATTGATGACAAGAAGTCTTATCCACTGTTTTCTAAAGAATCCATAAGCGCCGACATTGCTAACCAAAACTTTGCTGGGAAACGTTGTGCTATAGCTAAGATAAACAGTGGTAAGATTAGCTTTAAGTACCACCCGTTCCACCAATCTAAATCATCGCTCCAATAATAACGCATTGGTCTTGGCATCAAAAACCTTGACCAATTGCCGTCCACAACTAACGCATCGGTTATTTTCTATCCTTAGTGGGTTTGGAGCATTATCTACTTTTGAATATCGCATCCATTCCGACTTTTTGTCTTGAGTCTTGACCTCATGGACAAATAGGCAGACCTCACCACCGCAGTTACATTGCATGTAATATCCTTGCCCGAAGGCTTGAAGAGTGAATGATAGGGCATAGTTGTCCTAGACCCATTGCTGAGCCTAAGACAAAACCACTTGATTTGCCGTCAGGAATCATCGGTCATTTCAAGGGGCATAGGTCGAACCAAGATAC